TGGTTTTTATAGAACTAGAAAAAATAAGTATCAATTGTCTTCATATTCATATGAATGTAAAACATGCTCTATAAAAAGAGTAATGGAATCAAGAAAGATCAAATATAAATTTCCAAAATGGGAATATCCTGACTGGTAAGTTGTTCATGCACGGTTTTATCAAATGAAAATATATCTTTTAATAAATATTTTTTAGAGAAACTGAGACCTTAGGGAGCAAAACATGGCAACTCCTCAATTATCTCCTGGTGTACTAACTAGAGAGGTTGATTTAACAGTCGGAAGAGCCGAAAATGTATTAGATAACATTGGTGGCATTGCTGGACCATTTTCAATTGGACCAATCGATGAAGCAATTGATATTACTACAGAACAAGATTTAATTAATGTTTTTGGTAAGCCAATTTCAACCGATGCACAATATGAATATTGGCTCAGCGCATCATCGTATCTTTCATATGGAGGTGTTCTTAAAGTTGTAAGAACTGATGGTGCAAACTTAAAAAATTCAAATGCTGGTGTAGGTGTAGCAAACACAGCAGTAAAAATTAAAAATTATGATGACTACAGTTCCAATTTTTCTTCTGCCACCAATTTCAATTTTGCGGCAAAGACTCCTGGAACTTGGGCAAATAATTTAAAAGTTTGTTTTATCGATGACCTTGGCGATCAAATTATTGGCATTTCTACTACTAGTTTATCTGGAATTGGAGTAACAATTGGAAACGCAGTATATTCCGACATCAGTGGAACTTCAATTGCTCTTGATGGAACAGTAAGCACTTTTGATGGACAACTGAATGCAATTATTACTGGAGTTTCAACTGATTCCGTAAATGGAGATAGTACAGTTATCATAAAAATTGTATCTAGAACGACTGACACTGGAGTTACTTCTTCAGTATCTTATGCTAGAGGCAACGCTGCTGCATCATTTCAGGAAAATAGTAATGTAACTTTTGTTGGATCTGGAAGAGCATCAGAAACTATTACAACAGTACAAGATTGGTACGATCAGCAGACTCTAGGATTAACAAACAGTGTAATATACTGGAAATCTATTGCTCCAAAACCATCAACAAATGGTTACGTTTTAAATAGATCTGGAAGAAATGATTCTCTGCACATTGCAATAGTGGACGATTCTGGTTCAATTACTGGAATCAAGGGTAATATTTTAGAGAAACATGTAAATCTTTCTAAAGCATTTGATGCAGTTTCTGAAGTAAATTCACCACAAAAAATTTACTATAAGAACTTCCTTTCAAATTACTCTTCATACATTTATGCGGGAGCAAATCCATCTGAAGCAGAAGATGTATATAATAAAACTGTTCCAAGAGCAACTGGATTTTCTTCTGGATATACTCAATTATCAACTTCGGATGGTCTTTGGGGTCAATCTTCCCAAGGAACAACGTTCAGTACAATTGGTAACGTAACCTACAATTTAACTGGAGGTTTTGATTACGGCGCTAACGGTGGAATGCAATCAACACTTGGCGATTTGATGACTTCATATAATTTATTTGCAAACAAAGATGCGTTAGAAGTTGATTACTTAATTTGTGGTCCTGGACTTACAAACGAATTCGATTCTCAGGCAAAAGCAAATAAACTGATCGCAATTGCAAATGGAAGAAAAGATTGCCTCGCCGTCATTTCTCCTCATAGAGCAAATGTAGTTGATATATTAAATGCAGATACGCAAACTAATAACATTATTAGGTTCTTTAGTCCAATTTCTTCTTCATCTTATGCAGTATTTGATTCTGGATACAAGTACATGTATGACAGATTCAATAACGCATTTAGATATATTCCTTGCAATGCCGATGTTGCTGGACTGATGATGAGAGTTAATATTAATTCTTATCCTTGGTTCTCTCCTGCTGGACAGCAAAGAGGAATTTTAAATAATGCGATTAAACTTGCATATAATCCAACAAAAGAACAGAGAGATCAACTTTATACTCAAAGAGTAAATCCAATTATTACTCAACCTGGACTTGGAATTCTTCTGTTTGGTGATAAAACTGGTCTTGGATATGCTTCTGCATTTGACAGAATTAACGTTCGTCGTCTCTTCCTCACTATTGAACAGGCACTAGAAAGAGCAGCACAAGCACAGTTATTTGAATTTAATGATTCAATTACAAGATCAAACTTCGCAAATATTGTTGAACCTTATCTCAGAGATGTACAATCAAAGAGAGGTCTTTATGATTTCCTTGTTATTTGTGACGAGTCAAATAATACTCCAGATGTAATTGATAATAATGAATTTAGAGCTGATATCTTTATTAAACCTGCTAAATCGATTAACTACGTGACACTGACATTTGTTGCAACTAGAACTGGAATCAGTTTTGATGAAGTTGCTGGTAGAGTTTGATAACCTTATAGAAATTAAAAAAACGGAGGTAACTTAAAATGACTCAAAACGTTAGCAACAGACCAAATATTAGAAGCATCTCAAATTTTAAGGAAAAACTTGCTGGTGGTGGTGCAAGACCCAATATTTTCGAAGTTTCCATTCCAGATTTTCCTGATTTTGCAAAAAATCAATGGGACAACAATACGAGATTAACATTCAACTTCCTTTGTAAAGCTGCAGCACTTCCTGCATCGAACGTTGCCCCAATTGATGTTCCCTTTAGAGGAAGAATTCTGAAAGTTGCTGGAGATAGAACTTTTGATACTTGGACAGTAACAATTATTAATGACGAAGATTTTAGAATTAGACACGCTTTTGAAGTTTGGATGAATGGAATTAACAAACTTGATAATGCTACTGGAGCAACTAATCCATCTTCATATATGAGAGACGCATTTGTTTATCAATTAGGAAGAAGTGGAAAAGTAAATGGAGTAAATGCTGTAAATGATGCAGTTAATGCTGGATCAACTGGAGAAGCAACGGTATTAAGATCATATAAATTCTTTGATATTTTCCCAACCAATATTTCTCAAATTGATCTTTCTTATGAAACATCTGATACTATTGAGGAGTTTAATGTGGAATTCCAAGTTCAATACTATGAAATCAATGGTGGTCCTGGAAATATTAAATAAATAATATTACTCAGTTAACAAGTAAAATAAATTATGGCGAGATTATTTGGATTCTCAATTGATGATAATGAATCATTAGCGCCTAGTGCAGTATCCCCCGTTCCTCAAAACAATGAGGACGGGGTTGATCACTATTTAACTAGTGGTTTTTTTGGTTCGTATGTAGATATTGAGGGAGTCTATAGAACAGAGTTTGACTTGATTAAGAGATATCGGGAGATGTCTCTTCATCCAGAAGTTGATAGTGCAATTGAAGATATTGTAAATGAAGCTATTGTAAGCGATAGTAACGATAGTCCAGTTCAAATTGAACTGTCAAATCTTAATGCTAGTGATGGAATAAAAAGAAAAATTAGAGAAGAATTTAAACATATTTTAGAATTATTGGATTTTGATAAAAAGTGTCACGAAATTTATAGAAACTGGTATGTAGATGGTAGATTATTCTACCATAAAGTAATCGATATAAAAAGACCTCAAGAAGGAATACAAGAACTCAGATATATCGATTCGATGAAAATTCGATATGTCAGACAACAAAAAAAATCTCAAGAAGTAAAATACAATCTCTCTGCTAGGAATACTGATAATCCGATGGATTATGAATTCCCAGAAATTGAAGAGTATTTTGTATATAATCCAAAGCAGAGTTATCCCGTTGGAGCAATGGGTGGGCAATCGGGTGGAAGTCCATCTGCAAATCCAGGGATAAAAATGACTAGAGATTCAATCACTTATTGTACATCTGGTCTTGTAGATAGAAATAAAGGAACTACACTATCTTACTTGAATAAGGCAATCAAAGCACTCAATCAACTTCGTATGATTGAGGATTCTCTGGTTATCTACCGTTTGTCTCGTGCCCCTGAACGTAGAATTTTCTATATTGATGTAGGAAATCTCCCTAAAGTAAAAGCGGAACAATATCTCCGCGATGTAATGATGCGCTATCGTAATAAGCAAGTTTATGATGCAAGCACTGGAGAAATCCGTGATGATAAAAAATTCATGAGTATGCTTGAAGATTTTTGGCTTCCAAGAAGAGAAGGTGGCAGAGGAACTGAAATTTCAACTCTTCCTGGCGGTCAAAATCTTGGTGAAATTACAGATATTAAATATTTCCAAAGCAAACTTTATAGATCATTAAATGTTCCACCATCAAGAATGGAAGGAGAGGGTGGATTTAATTTGGGACGTTCATCTGAAATTCTTAGAGATGAACTTAAATTTACAAAATTTGTAGGACGTTTAAGAAAGCGTTTCTCAAATATGTTTAATGATATGCTTAAGACACAATTAATTCTTAAAAATATTATTACTCCAGAAGATTGGAGAGAAATGTCTGAACATATTCAGTATGATTTCTTATATGATAATCATTTCTCTGAACTCAAAGAAGCAGAACTTCTTACAGAAAGACTAAATCTTGCAGCAACTGCTGAACCATATATCGGTAAGTATTATTCTCAAGATTATGTTCGTCGTAAAATTATTCGTCAAACTGATCAAGAAATCATTGAGCAAGATATGCTTATCAAGAAAGAAATTGAAAACGGCACAATTCCAGATCCAAATGCTCCAATTGATCCTGCTACTGGTATGCCAATGGATCAACAAACAGCAAATATGAATCTTGGACAACCTGTAATGGAACCAGATGTAACAAAAGATGCTGATGCAACACAGGTAAAAGATAAAACTGCAGAACTATCAAAATAAATCTTTCTAAATAAATTATAATTAAAATTGCTTTTATTTTTATGGATGAACTTATGGATATGATTATGGGAGATGAATCCCCCTCTCAAGTTAGCGATAAAATTAAAGAACTTCTTTATGTAAAAGCAGGGGAAAGAGTTGATTCCCTTAGACCTGAAATTGCAAATATTATGTTCAACACTAATACAGAATCAGAGGAAGAATAAAATCATTCAAGCAATTTATATTTGAATCTGTTGATATTGCTGGTAATTTTATCTTAATTTGATTAAATAATAAATAAGTAATAAAGTCTTTATTATAAAAATGCAAAGAACCAAAATAATTGATACTGAAGTTTCCACAGCAACTTCTGCTGGAACTGCAACTAGTATTACCAGTGCAACTTGTGTACGTCTTCATAACAATACTGGAAGTGTTGTTACAGTTGGTGTATCAACTTCTGTTGGTGCAGCAACTACTAATTATTTTACAATGCCAGCAAATTCAGTTGAATTTTTAGAGAAACTTCCGACTGATGTTATCTGGACATCTTCTGCAATTAGAGCAGCAAAAGTAGGACTTACCAACTAATAAAAATGAAACTCATCAGAGAAGAAATAGAAAAAGTTGAACTTATCACCGAAAGCGTAGGCGGTAAAAAGCAATTATACATTCAAGGAGTTTTTCTCCAAAGTGAATGTGTAAATCGTAATGGAAGAATGTATCCTTTCCAGATTATGGAAAGAGAAGTCAATCGTTACAACGAAAATTATGTAAAAAAAGGTAGAGCATTAGGTGAATTAGGTCATCCTGATGGTCCCACCGTAAATCTTGATAGAGTTTCACATAAGATTACCGAATTAAAGCAAGACGGTAATAATTTTATTGGTAAGGCACAAATTCTTTCAACTCCAATGGGCAAAATTGCCGAGTCACTTCTCAAAGATGGAGTAACTCTCGGCGTTTCGTCTCGTGGAATTGGTTCTTTAAGAGAAAACAATAAAGGTTATAAAGAAGTCGGTGAAGATTTTATGCTTGCAACTGCAGCTGATATTGTTGCAGATCCTTCCGCCCCTGATGCTTTTGTTCAGGGAATTATGGAAGGTAAAGAGTGGATTTGGGATGGTGGCGTTCTCCGCGAAAAACTCGCTGAAAATACTAAAAAGAAAATTGATACTTTAATAGATCAAAGAAGACTTGACGAGCATAAAATTCAATTATTTAATAATTTTATTAATTCATTGTAATTTCTTAAATTATAAATAAATATAGATTATAACTAAAGGTTAATCGGAGAGTTCAAATGTCTCGTGGCAACAATTTACAAGAAATGGAAGTAGGGGTCAAACTGGTGGTTGGGAAGATCTTGGCGGACCTACTCCAGAAAATAGCAGACCAGATGATAACAGCAATATGCTGAAGACTCCTGGTGCAACTCTTAAGACAGTTAGCGATGTTGTCAATAGAGGTGCAAAATCAGCAGATCCAATGAAAAAACTTGCTGCTGGTGCAGTTAAGGAAGAGACCGAGGAAGAAGAAGATCTCGTTGATGAAGTAGAGGAAGAAGAACTCGAAGGAGAGGAAGTCGAAGAAGAGACTGTTTCCGAAGCTAAAGAAAAAGAAGAAGATGATGAAGAAGATGAAGACGAAGGCGATGAAGATGAAGATGAAGACGAGAAAAAAATGAAGAAAGAAGAGTTTGACATCGAAGAAGATGTTAATGCTCTTATGAATGTAACTGAAGAAGAAGAACTCTCCGAGGAATTTAAAGAAAAAGCAAAAATTATTTTTGAGTCTGCACTTCGCTCAAAGGTTTCCGAGATCCGCGAATCTCTGGAAATCAAGTATGAAGAGAGACTCATTGAAGAAGTCGAAGAAATTAAGGCTGATCTTCAAGAGCGTGTAGATTCATATCTTGAGTATGTTGCAGATGAGTGGTTATCTGAGAACCACTTGTCTGTTGAAAAGGGTCTGAAAGAAGAACTTACTGAGTCTTTCATGACCGGTCTGAAAGGACTTTTTGAAGAGCATTATGTATCAATCCCTGAAGATAAATATGATGTGCTAGAGAGCATGGTAGAAAAACTTGATGAAATGGAAGAAAAACTCAACGAGCAAATTGAGAGAAACATTCAACTCAACAAGCGTCTCTCCGAGTCGGTTGCTGATAGAATCTTTGAT